ATATTACCAATATTACTTCCTATGCCTGTGTAGGAAACTGAATTAGTAAAATATTCGCCATTAATATTTGTGGTATCTGTACGAGTTTGAGTTGTTGTTGATAATATATTATTTTCTGAATCTTGTATTTGTAATCTGATAGTAAAGGTATCAGCACCACCTGAGCCACCCCAACAACCAGTAACAGCACATTCTCCATTCTGTACTTGGACACTAGAGTCTAAAGTGATTCCATTGTTTAGCATTTGTTGAGTAATAGTATCGCTTGTTAAATTAAAGGATTGTTCTATTGAGCCACTATTACCAAACTCATAATCGTATGATGAGCCACAACAATCTGAAATAACTGTTCCATTTCCAATTTGTGTCCAACTATTAGCATTTCCATTTTCAAATGTACCATTAGTAATTAAATTGCCAGTAGTCTGACTTTCAGCAAATAATGTTATTGGTAATAGAAAAATAATTGGTATTAATTTATTCATTCCAGGTCATGCTCGGTTTAGTTGTTTGATTTCTTAAATTTCCTTTTCTTTTTTCAATCCATCTAGCTTTAGCTTTCTCACCAATTAATCCATCAATAGGGCAAGGAGTTCCTGCCATCATCATAGCTTCCCACACATTTTCATCTTGACACATTAAAGATATTGCTGCGACTTTCATACCTAGTTTAGATAATACTGCAACTGATTTTCTTCTCTCACATTGAGGGTCTACATAATAACTTCCAAATGTGCCACTAAATCCTATAACTGTAACACCTGCTGCTAAAGGAATAACACAACTATCCTGCCCATATACACTCATAGCAGGAGCTGATGAGCTGTTTACGGCAGTTTTTTGATTGGTAGTGTTGTTTGTTGTATTCGTTGTATCTGTATTGGAAGATGAGCCTGATTGATATGTTGTTGATGACTCATATCCACCTGTGATTGCTGTATTACTTCCAGCATTATTTGTTTGAGAGTTAGTTGTAGAACCTGATGAGGTTACATCTGCCATAGCATCTACCATTCCCAACACTAAAATTAGTGCTAAGAGTAGCCACATCGCTTCTTTTACTATTTTCCATTTCATTTTCTTGTAAGTGATCCACCAAAATATAATCCTATAATTGAAAAAATTGTGTGTGATTGTAAGCTAGTTATAAAAATTCCTGTTCCTTCTTTCCATACTGTTGTTTCATAAGATGAGCCAAAAATCCACCAACCTGAATCTACCTCAGTAGTTACTTGATAGATAACATTAATATCAGTAAAGATAGGTGCAACGATTGGTACTACAATAATTGAAAATACGCACATTAAAGCTATCCATCTTCTTGTATGTTTAGTATGAGGGTCAGTTACTTTTCTTGCTTTATCTGTTTGTCTAGCTGCAAATTTTGCTCGTTCCATTAATGCCTTTTCTCTTTCAGCTTCAGCTTGAGCTTTCTGTGCCATAATGCTCATAGCTCCACCAAGTAGGGTTGAGCCAAGCATTGATATTAATTCCATAGGTATCATAATTTAATCCTTAACTTTTAGTTTGAATAATTTTTTATAAATCTCAGCAATAGTTCTTCTTAAATCTGAATTAAGAACTAAAGGAGAATTAGACTTTATAGCAGAATCTAATGATGTAGATGTAAATGGATCAAGTTTTGGTACATTAATATTATTTAATATAAGTTCAAATGTAGCAATATCATCTACACTTAAAGCACCATATCTTTTTTGAGTTAATGCTTTTACATAATCATTATCGCTTACTTTTGGTCTAAAATCTGTTTCTTTTCTGTATGTTCTTCTAGGTGTAATGCCTAAATCTGCATAACTAGATATTCTTGAATAAGCATCTCTTTGTGCTGCTTTTTCTGCTTTTGCACTATAAACATAGGCATCTAAAATCTCTTTTCTTCCTTCTTCATCATTTAATATGTTTGGGTTTTGTAGTATCTTTTTATATTTAAGACCTGCATCTTTAATATTATTTTTTGCATCTAATAAATCTCTACGCAAGTTTGATGTTATATCTAATCTTTTTGACCTAAACCCAAATAATGTCATAGCATCATCTTCTAATAATGAATAACCATAATCAGTTAAACCATAAGGTTCTGTACCTCTTTTTTTCATACTATCTTGGTATGCTTTTCTTTTTATAAAAAATCTTTGTAAATCAGGTGGTACAAATGCTGCACCAATAGTTTTGCCACTATATATTACTCTATCTCCAGTAGTTCTTAATTCTCTCGGAATAGTTGTAGCTGAATCAAAAGCTAATTGTGTAATAATACTTGGTTCTGCATAAGGGCCTAATATTTGGTCATAAGCTGCTGTGGTCATTTTCATCATATCAGATGATGAAATATCTTTATCAAATGCACCATTAGTTAAAGCGTAACCAAATTTGAATATTGTTTTAGGATATTGAAATGGATCAATTAATCCTAGATTTACATAATCTACTCCAAGATGCCCATTAGTATCTCTATCTATTGGCCCAATAAACATTCTGTCATTATTCATTTCCCATCTTGGTACAACATTATTTATAGCTTTTTTATCTTTTTCTGTTATTCCAAATAGATGTGCTGAAGCATTATGTATTGCATCACCTGCTACAGCAGTAGCAGTAATACCTGCAAATCTTTTAGCACCTATCATTCTTAATTTTGCTATTTTATCTGCATCTCTTATAGGATCAAGACCTAATTTTAGTGCAGTTCTTCCTGAATAATCATCATAAGCAGTTTTAAATAAATTTTTAGAAACTCTAGTCATTTCTAATGGGAAAGCTAAAAAATTACCAAATGGAGTTCTTCTAACCTTTTTAAAGAATTTTGGAACTAGAGAATAATTAGGCATTAAATCTCTTGTCATATTAGCTGCAAATTTAGTTAAGGTTTTTCCTTTTAAACCTAACGCATCTCCATACATTTTTTTCATTTGCTCAAAGTGCATTATTTTAAAAATATCATCTTCAGCTTGATACACAGTAGTAGCTTTATCTAAAAGTTTTTTACCTACTCTTGTGGGCAATAATCCTTCCTTAACTCTTTTGCTAAACATTCCATTAACACCACTTCTTTCCAAATCTCTAGCAGTATCTCTTAAAAAATTAACATCTACATTGGAACGAATAACACCATTTTCTATTAGATCAGATAAATATTCTACTACTTCTTTATCATTTTTTTTAGCAAGTGAAAAAACATTTTTATTAGCTACATTAAATATGTCAGCTTTTAATGTAGTTGTTGCCCTGCCTAAATTAGTCAACATTGACAATGGTATTCCATTAGCCAACATCATTATAGTATTACCACTTATATTAACAACATGGGTTGATGGATTGCCTACTGTTTTTGATGCTTGTGATAAACCCTTTGCTTGTAAAAAGGTTCTATAAAACCAACCATATTGTGGCTTATCTAACTCAAATCCTTCTCGTATAGCACCTGCAATTAATGGGTCACTTGTATAAAGTGCTTCCAATGGATTTTTAAAATCTTTTACACTAAGACCCATTCTTGAGTTTATTCTATCTGCTGCTGCTGCTGCTAAATCTGCTTCAAATGGCCCTCTTTGCCCAGGCGTAACAGGCATAATTCTGTTTACTGTTTTTGTTTGTTCAGGAGTAAATTTTTTAGCTAATCCTTTTCTAGTTAATATTTTAGTTACTTCATTTAAAAAATTAAATTCTGCTGCACTTGTGCTTAACTTTTCAACAGTAGACAAATAACTTTCAAATGGGTCAGTTCTTTCCCCCCATAACTTTCTTATCCAATCATCTCTACCTTCTTTTAATCTTAATTTTTTTAAAAGCCTTTTTTTGTTTTTACCTAAATTAGCTATATTTGCAATTAATCCCTTATCTTCTTTATAATTAATTAAAGAACGAATTGTATCAGGTATATCTTTAGCTGCAATACCAGCTTTTTGCATTTCATCTGATGCTTCTTTTATAAAGCTAGATAACTCTACATCTTTTGCACTTCTTCCTGATGACTTTATATATATCTCTAATTCTTCATTAAGTGCTTTTCTATATAAAGGATCATCAAATACTCTATAGCTTCTAGTCAAATATGTGCCAAGATTCTCACCTATTTTTGCAGATATTTTACTGTTTTTAACTGAACCTTGTATTATTTCTGAAAGTTCATCTATATTTGTTCTCATTTTCTCCAAGACTTCTGATGTTCTTGGAGCTACTTTTTTTAGTTCATCTAAATAAGGTAATCCTGTATCAGGATTTATTTCATTTTTTAATGCTTTATTAATATTTTCTTTGCCCTTTATTGTATTAGGATTAAATAAACTATTTGAATAAAGTTTTTCTTCTTTCCCAACACTTTTTAATTCTGCACTTAATAATTCTGCTTCTTTATATTTTCCAGGTGCGTAAAATTCTGCTTTAATTAAAGCATCTCTTAATTCTTGATCTTCTACTCCTCTATAAGCTGTAAAATACTCTTGATATTTTTCTCCTGTCCATTGCCCAAGTTTACTTTCTTTAAGTGGTTTTAAGCCAAAGTGTAATAATTTACCTGCTCCTAAAAGACCAAATCCTATTGCACCCCCTGCTGCTAAATTATTAACCATAGCTTGTATATATCTTAATGATTCAGGTTGGTCAGGTTGAACATATCCTACTGGTAAAACACTAGATGCAGCATCTATATATCTTCTGCTTGGCTCATATCCATCATATAAAACATTAATTATATTTTCTTCTGGGGTATCTATAATGCTAACACCTGCATCTATATATAAACCTTCTTTTAAAAACTTTTTAGTATTACTGTCTTTTTTATATTCCTTGGTAGGATTAATCTTTTTAGAGCCTTTTCTAATAACTTTTTTTATAACCCCTGCTGCGTTTAAATATGCAGCAAGATGCCCTACTGCATTTTCAGCATCTCCTGATGTAAGTTCTCCATGGGTTATTATTCCTTCTCCATGATAAGGATCAAGAAATTCATCAATATTTTCTCTAACTTCATAAGGCAAAGTTTCATATTCTTTTTGAAATTTATTTTTTACTGCATTAGTAAAATCTTCAGGTAATACTGTATCTAATAAACCACCAAAACCTCTTAAAGTTTCACCAGCAAATCTACCACCTGTTCTTGCTAGAAATCCTGAAAGACCACCATCATAAGGTCTTATGTCTTGTTCATTATCTTTAGCTTGTCTATATCCTTTAACAGCAGTTATAAATTCATCAGGACTTACATCAAGACTAGAAAGATGTTTTATTCTATCTTCTTCGTTTGTAATATTTTCAAAATCTTTTAATATATTTTGAAATGTTTGACTTTGATATGCTAATGCCATTTATATTTTCCTACAAATTTTTTATTAAAATCCTATAGTTTCCAATGATTTATCTATCATGCTAGGTTCTTCTTTTTTCCCTTCGTTTTTTGGCTTGTTATCTTCTGCTCTAGCATTATTATAACTATTTACTAAAAATGATAAAGCTGCGTCCATTGTTTTATCACCTGTTTTATTAAAAGTTAATTTATCGCCTTTATCATCACTTTTTTTAACTAAACTTTTAAATTGATTAGCTACATCTAATTGAAATCTATCTGCTGCATCAAAACCTGATCTACGATAAACGTCATGTATTAATGATTGAAAAGCATTATTAAAAGAACCACCTTCTTCAAATAAGAATTTACCATCTTTACTAATACCTACTGTACTCATCATTGAATATAAGTCATTTCTACTCTCATCTAAAAATCTAAGTTCAGAAATCCTATTTGTTCCTGTAGTTCTACCTTTTGCATCAGCTATTTTTAATGCTCCGACATCTAATTGTGTTTTTAAACCTGCTTCTAATGCTCTACTGGCCTGTGATGCAAAGTTTTCACCTTGTTGTCTAGGTTTAAGTAATTCTAAACTACCTCTTAATATAGCTGCATTAATTAAATCTTTATTAGATATATCTAATGTTCCAGGAAATAAATAATTCATTCTATTTGCTTTATCGCTTAATAATCCTTTCTGATAATCTTGGTTTACTTTATTATTATCAATAGCATTTTTAACATCAACATTTATGTCGCTTGTTGTGGCATTTGTTGGAGCTTGTGTTTCCATTCTTAATAAATCTCTCTTTTGTTTCATAGTTAATTCCTTATCAGAACGAATCTTGTCGTAATCACTCTTACGAAACCCATATCTTTCTTTTGCTCTTTCTAATTCTTCCAGAGATTTTCCATATTCATAATATTCCCCACCTTCTTCATATTTTTCTTGTCCTTCTCTTACTATATTCCCCCAAATATTTTTCACCATATTAGCTGGATAATCGTAAAGTTCTGATGCATCTTTTAATAAACCTTCAAGGTAAATTCTATCTTCTTTCATTAATCCCATTATAAAAGTCCTCCATAATACTGTTGTAAATTTGCTTGTGGTAATTGAATACCTCTTATTGCTTCTTGCATTGGCATTAAAGGAATTTGTGGTTGTTCAGGTTGGCTTAATAAGCCTTGAAGCATTAATGTTTGTAACATCATAGGATTCATTCCTGCTCCTGGTGTTGTTTCTGGTGCTGTCATGGCTCTCAATCTTTCACGACCAGCTTCCATAGGGTCAAACATATTACCATATAATGTTCTTTTATTTGCCATAGACATATTATCTACATTAATACCTGTGTTAGGCCCAAAACCCAACATATTCATTAAGTTAAAAGTGTTAAGAAAATCTCCCATTATCCTAATAACCCCCCAAGTAATGCTGCACCAGCGACCCAAGGATTAACAGCTCCTAATGCTGATAAACTGCCACCTGATGCAAATGCTCCTGTTCCTAATGCTGTACCTAGTCCTGCCATACTAGCTTCAGGTGCTAATATACTAGCTAATCCTGCGCCACCTAATGAACCTGCTAAACCACCTGGCCCTGATGTTCCTAGTCCTGTAGTTGTCTGTGTTCCTGGCAAGACAGTTCCTGCTGCAATATTAGCATATTGACTTAATGCTTCACTTGGAGCTGCTTGTTCAAATGCAAATCTTCGCATAGCTTCATCAATAGGTTGCTGTAATCTTGCTGTTTTTATATTAGCTAAATTAGATAAACTAGTTGATGGTTGCATTAAAGATGACATAGCCTGTGGAGCAAATGCTAATGATCTAGCCTGTGATGTTAAAACATCACCATAAACATCACCATATAACTTAGATGCAACATCTGATTGTTTAGTTAGCATATCTTTTAATACTTCAGCTTCTAATATTCCTTGTCTACTTCCACCAAGTTGTCCTGCTGATGTAGCACCTCTTCTAGCTTGTTGAAGTAGTCTTGAGGCACTTTCTTCAATAGGTCTTAAACCTGCTGCTAAAGATTCTTGTAATAGAGGATCAGAAAATCTTTGTGCTGGACTCATCAACTGTTCTTGTATAGAAGGAATTATAGAACTAGCTATAGTGGTTTGTGGCCCTAAAGCTGCTTGTTCTGCCAGTTGTTCTGCTTGAAAAGTTAAATCACTAGGCGATGCGTAAGTTTGTCCTGGGAAAAACTGTTGTGTTGGTAAAGCCTGTGCTTTTGAATATAAATCTTTTAAATAAGGAGCTTGTCCTTCCCATGGTTCTGATTTCATTGTTTGGGTGCTAGGTGCACTTCCTTTGCTCATAATATTACCTCTAATGTATTGTTGTGAGTTCTTTAACGAGAACTGTGTATGCGTTTTCATACCCAAATCTCTCTAGTTTCTTTATAAATCCTTTGCGACAAACTGTTTCCATTGCTACGCAATTATTTTCTAATGCCCATTCCTCTAGGGTTTCTAATAATTCTTCTACCCATAAATCTAGGTCTTGTCCACCTAGAGTAACTATTCTGCAAGTAGTCTTTCTAGGATATTCTATAATTTCTGTAGTAAGTACCGATATGATATCTTTATCATCATTAAACACTAACCACAGTTGCATACGAGCTTCTGATAATCTTTTATAAATATCCATAACAGACATTTCATCTCTACTCTTACCATTACCCATTTCTATATAAGGCTCACATTTTTCCCAAACCTCGTTAATTCTATCTGATGGTATTCCTGATATATGTAAATTCATAATTTTACCCAACTCCCTGCTGCGTTTCTAAAGTAAATTCCCTCTCCACTTCCAGGGTCAAAATTAGAGCCATCTCCATATACTATATCTCCTTGTTTTATTCTGCTTGGAGCTACATTTTTCACCTCTATAAATGTGGTAGGGTTTTCTTCTAATGCTGCTTGTATTTTTTGAAATTCTTGTAATAAATATTGTGGTAAATCTTCAGGATTATCAGGCACTGGATTAGGTGTATATTTAGGTGCTTGTGACATTTATCGTTCTCCTATTACCTCATATTCTATATCATATCCGTTTAATTCAAATGTAGTTGCTGTTGTGTTTTGAAACTTAATAGCTATATATTTACCTGTGGCTCTAGCATCTACCTTGTTTTGTGTGTCAGGGTTTATGGTTTGCTGTGTTTTGTAAGTATATGTACCATCAGGGGTCATAGAACTTCCTACAAATACTTCAGCAGAACCTGTGCTAGAAAATCTTGGGGTAATCTTTCTTACAGTTTTAACTGTATTAGTATTGCCATCAAGAGTTAATCCTTTTCTTTCCAAGATCATCGTAAAATTAGATCCTGCAAAATCAAATCCATTGTCTGCTCTATAAAGTTTAGTATCTCCTGTGCTAGACATTAATATGCTAGTTTCTGTAGGATTATAGTTTCTTTGACCCCAATTATCAGTAGTGCTGTAAGCTACCCAACTTTGTGATTGTCCTGACCATACAACTGCCGATGCACCTGGATTTACTATGCCTGTTGCTATATGTAAAATATCAGGTAAATCTCTAAAGCTAAATGAATTGGTTTTATAATTCCAAATTAATGCTTTATTACAATAAGTAGAACCAACTGTAGGATATGACACCCACATTTCATTTTTTTGTTTATTATGAGTTACAAATATGTTTGCATAATTTGTGCTATCTATTTCCTCAAATAATGTTCTTTTAACAACATTAGAAGCTACTGATTCTTTAGATACTCCGTTGTGGACTATTAAATCACCATTAGTTACTACAAAGTGTTTACCATTAAATTCTGCCACACAGTTTCTTGATAAAACACCTGAGTCATCAAATAGCTTTTTAATATCAAATACTAGATTACCACCAGTAAAAGTCATAATATATGTAGTATTTTCTTTATATATTATAAAAGATTGTTTAAGTGGAAATCCATCTACAATAAATTCACCTGCATCGCCTACTGTTGCCGAACCTGCATCGTTTGTACTAGCTGCTGTCCAAGAACTAGGTAGTGTAAGGTTTTCTGCTGCATCTCCCCATCTAACTTTATTAGGATAGTTGGTAGAAGATTCTGTCATATTTAAAGCTATTAAGTAATTACCAAAAGGCCTTATTACTTTACAAGTTGTACTTGATGGCCAATTAGTTAAATCTGTAAATGCACTAGCACCTGTTGTTGCTAAACATTGTGGGTCATCTACCCCATTATTTAATATAGCTAATCCGTTAAATATTCCACCTGTCCAATTTCCTGAAGCAGTTAAGTTGGTAGCATAATCTCCACCTGATGCTCTTGTAAAATCTTCATGGCTAGAACCATTGTATCTATAAATTTTAGCCGAACCAGCATAGAACCAATAGTTGTTAGCACCTGTAGACCAATTCAAAGCAAAATAAGGAGCTACTGAAGGTGTGCCAAAGACTTGATCTTGGCCTAATACTTTCTTAGCTGCGTTATCTTCAAATCTTGTGTTTTCTGTATGAGAAAAATATTCATTAGGTAATGCTGTATTATTAGTATCTTTAATCATTCCCTTTGGATTTAACATTTGAAATGTTGCCATTACGCAGTTCTTCTCCACATATATGCAACTATGTATGGTTGTAAGTTATTATGTGCTCCCCCACCACCTGTAGCACTTGTTGCGTTAGTAGCTGCATCGTAATTACCATCAGTTGAAACCCCTGATACTCCACTACCACCTGTTACGAAATTTGAATTATGTGTATGTGAAGGTATTTCAGAAGTAGATAATGTATGTGTTTTTGCACCACCAGTTTCTTGTGCTGTATCAAAATCACTATCTGATGCGTTTAAACCTACTATAACTCTACCAGCTCCAAAAGCTGCCCAAGTTCCAAAACCTAATAATGAAGCAGGGTTAGTAGATACTGCTGCATTAATATAAATTGATCCTACTGGATATACAGCTTGTAAGGTTGTTGCTGTGTTAGAGCCAATAGTCATAGTGCCAG